GGTTATCTCTACACATCAGAAAATCGTCAGATTCTCGTATCGATTGTTGGCTTCTATTTCGGCACTGCTGCCGCAGCGAGGAAATCATGAAAAAAATCTGGGCATTAATTTTAGTTCTAGCACTTGCCATTGCTGCATGTGATACCACTCCAGAAATCATTCCAGACATCACTGGCGATAGCGTAATTATGCTGGATATCAAGAGCCAGATAGAGCACAACAAGACTGTAAAAGATGATTATGGCTGGGTAATCTGGTATCTACCAGTTCTTTTCTTGGTCGTTGCATGGGGCTATAAGGAATTCTTCACTAAGAAAAAGGGAGAATAAATAAAATATGTCAAACTGGATTAAAAAATTATCAAAAACTTATTTGCAATTAAATGAACAGTCAGGAAATTATAATCCTGACTTTTTATCGGCAACCGAAAAAGAACAATTAAATGCTTCTAGAGAACAAAAAAGAAATACTGCAATAGATGCTAGAGCAGAACAATTAAAACAAAAACAACAAGATGCTGATGCTACTTTAAAAAGACTCGGAGATGAAGCAAAAGCTAGAATAGCTGCTAGAGATAAACCATTTTTAAATTGGGCAAAAAAGGTTGGTTATGGAACTAATAGATTCGTAGTACCAAATATTCTTGGTTATGTTGCAAGCGAGGCGGCTAGCGAATTAGTTCCAAAAGAATGGGATGAAAAATCTACATTACCATTAACATTTCAGGATGGAGAAGCACAACAAGTTAAATTATCTCCTAAAGATGTTGCTGGTGGGTTAGCTTGGAGTGCGGTAGATCAAACTTATGGAAAATTATTTGGTAAAACGCCATTCAATTTTAAATCTCTTGGTGTAAATACACTAGCTGCTCCTATATTTGCCCAATATGGAGCAGAAAAAGGAGCACAAGCACTGGGTAAAATGGGACTACTTTATGATACGCCAGAGGATACTCCTGCATATGCTGATCCTAATGTCTATATGCTTGCTCCAGGGGCATTAGCATCAGCTATTGGTGGAACTAGATCCACCAATCAAATACTTCAAAATCCTAGACTATATTCAGCTGCACTTACAAATAACTTAGATAACCCATTTAGTAAAAAACCAAATTTACCTCGCTCTCTTATGCCACAAAAACCACCATCAGTTCCAACTAAACTTGGACAAGGAACATCAGTTTTACAGGGAGCTTATGATATTTACAGGACTGCTAATAAAGGAGCAGAATTTTCTGGATGGGGTAATGAATTAGCTGACATAGGTAAAACTGCTGCAAATAATCTTATTGCACCAACTCTTACTACTCTAATTGCTTCTGGATTAGCTCCTAGTTCTTCAGCCGCACTTACCGGAGCAGGAATGGGTGCGGTTTCTTCAGTCGCTCTTCCAGTTGCTACAACTGTAGCTGCATTTCAAACAGGAAGAGCAATGGGATCGGCGGCTGAAAAATCTATAGAAGATTACCAAAGAGCACTTAGAGATGAAACAATAAACAGAAAAAGAGCAGAACAACTCAAAACAGAAGATCCAGAAGCAAGCAGACGACACGAATTACAAGCAGAAAAATCAAAAAAAGAAGCAAATGATTTACAACCTGGATTTTTTACTCAACTGTATGATAGAACATTTGGTGCAGTAGGCAGAAAGCTTGCTTCCGCTATAGAAGGGCAAGATATACCAACGGATCAATATTCTATTGGTCTTGCGCCTAGATTTGTTGATCTTGCACCAGATCCAGAAGTTCAAAAATACTTTAGAGATCAAAGAATAAAACCACAAACTCCACCATTATTGACTAGATGAAAAATTATTGTAATTAAATTTACATATGTAATATGCATCTACAATATCTGATATTGGATTGCCTATTTCTTTTTTTATATCGTTCATGTGAATTCTTAAATCGGTTCCAGTCTCTTCGACAAAAGCCTGAAACATCTCTGGCTTTCCTGCATTACCCTTTCCCGTGGCAAATTTCTTGACTTTGGTTGGCTGGACTACATCCAAGGGAATTGATTGTTGCCATAGTTTATATTTAAGAACACCAGTATTCTCTGCGATATGAAAAACTCTTCCTTTGGCTCCATAAGCATAATCTTCTAAGGCTACCATATTGCAGCCAATTAGAAGCTCTACTGCCCAATCAGAAATGCTATCGTATCTACCGCATTCTTCTGAATATTCTGGAAATAATTCTCCGCGAATATTATTATTAAACATATTTGCATTTTTCTTTATATCAGTTAAGAAATAAAACATGCAGTTCTTATAAGAAAACTCCCTATGCAATCTGCCATTAAAAATGCAAATGCAAGGGGAGGTTAAAGAGTAATCAATACCAGCGATTATCACATATTATTTATTTCTCAATATAACCGTTTTTTTCTAAATGGTCTGTTATATCATCAAGTGTATCTGCATCAACATAATTTGCTAATGTATCAATATGATCTTTACTTAGAGATAATTGTTCCAAATTATCAATACCTAAATTTGCAGAAACCTCATCTTGTGTAGTTTTTCCCTGGATTATAGCTGTTCCTTTGCTGGGAGCACCATAAAGATTTGTTATTTTGCCGCGAGTTCTGATTGTATCCTGTACGATACGTTTAGGAATAGTAAATATTCTTGATTTAAGTGGCATAACAAAATCTCCAAATGTTTTAGAAACAATATCCATTGCAGATTCTCTTTTTTTAGTATCTGCATTTATTTCAGAAACCTTAACATTTGTTTTATGTTTAGCTTCTTTAAATTTTGGTATATAATCTTTGTCGGCTCCAAGACCTTTTTTTTTCTGTCTGAGGTCATCAGCGAGTGCTGCTCTAGCACCGTATACCAGATTGCTTAGACTTTCTGGATTGTCACTAATAATAAATCTTCTTCCTGCGGTAGAAGCTATTTCTAAACCAGTTTTATGTCCATGCGCCTTATCTATATCTACCAGATCGGTATAGGTTAAGTCTTTTCCCACATTCCCTCTTGGTCCTTTAATTTCAAGTGGAACTGTTTTATATTCTCCAGGTGTTTCTGTTTCTAAAGAAAACGCATCGACACCTGGAAAATTAGCTTTTTTTCCACTTAAATCGCCAAAAGAATCTACCCAAACACCCAAATCACCACCATTTTTATGAATAAGATGTAATCCTTGTATTTTTTTAATTAATCTTATTGTGTGTTCGAATTGTGCTCCTTTAGCATCATCTTTTTTTACGCGCTTTCCTTTAGAATCAACTAATTTTTGTCCGCTTTTTGGACCTTTAGCTCCATAGAGCATGCCAAGGGTTCTTCTAAAGATATGTGGAATAGTTTCTTTATGATCTGCTTGTTCGATCAAAAATTTTACTAGTTTCAGTCTATAATCCATATCTTATTTAGTCAAATCCACAATCTCACAGGCTCCTGCGGTGCAACTAAAAGTCTGGGTTCCGGTAGTGTTATCTTCCTTCTCATAGTTGGATAGGTCTGACCAATCAACATCAGAGGGAAGTTTAGCCAGTAATGCTTCATACTGCTCCTTGGTGCAGTCTTCGTATGGAGCCTGACGATAGGTATGATCAGAGTGTGGAAGGAATGAAATACCGCTGATCTCATCAAAGTGAGCATAAACCCATGCTCCTACTTCCATCCATTCTTCATCCCGAACAGTTACAGTGATGCTTGGCTTGTGTTCGCACCAGTATTGCTGGTAGGTCAACCAAAGCTCCAGTTGTTCGATTGCGGTCATATCATTACGAGTTACGCAATGGTCTGGGGACTTCATGGGGAATGAGAAGACCATTGTGTGGTTTGGCTTCATTACGCATGGCTCGGCAACGAATCCCTTATCGATCATGAACTGGCAGATTGGGTCCTTACGGTCTGCACGAACACGGCGAATGTAATAGTCGGCATGACGAGCATGAATACCCGAAGCAGCATCAACCAACTGACTGACTGTTCCGCTTGGCTTTACACAAGTGATGGCAGCAGATTCATTGATCTTTAGCTTATGTGCATATTCCTTATTGGTTTCGATTGCGACATGACGCAGATGATCAAGAACATCCTTAAGGTCTACACCGCCAGCACGACCATTGGTGATTTCATTATCCATGATACCAGTCAAGGATACTCCAAGCAGACGCTCTTCTTCACAGTTCTTCTTCCAATCGCTTGAAAGGTAACGGAAGTTGGTAAGAGTAGACTGGAATGTACCCAGGATAGTCGCAAGACGAACCTTACGAGCAAGTGTATCTGGCGTATCTTTTGCACGAATCACGACTTCAGATAGGTTGCAGAACTCGCGGTCGCGTAGAATGATCTCTGAGCAAGGATTCGTTCCGAAGTCGTGGTTTGGATCACGACGATCTCCAAGACGCTTGATCTGGTTCTTTGCAGCCTTACGGTTGAAGATACCACGCTCTCCGCTCTTGCTCTTGTAGAGTGAAACCCATTCGTCCATGAAGGTAGCCATGTCTGGCTTTTCCTTGTAGCAGGCTGAGTTATTTGCTAGTGCTCGTTGGGCATTATTCTCCCACCATGCACCGCTCTTTGCCATACGCATACGATCATCGTCAAGGGACGAGAGTGAAATTAGAGCAGAGCGACGAACCCCACCGACAACTACGATTTCAGCAATTTTGCATACGATATCGTGGCATTCGACGGTAGTGAGCTTTCTACCCGCTGCCTTGCGGAAGGTTTCAATGGTAAATCTGAAAAGGTCTTCCAGAGGTTCAGGTCCCGATGCTCGTCCACCGAAGGTTTTAAGTCTTGCTCCAGCAGGACGAACTTTTGAAACATCCCATTGCGGAATCTGACCACCAATGAGTAATGAGAATAGCTCTCGGTAGGCTTTAGCCCAACCAATCTTAGAATCTTCCACCACGATAATAGTATCGCTATTTGTAAATTCTTCAGCAATAGTAGGAAGCTTTTCAACGAATTCCCTTTCGACAGAAAAACCGACACCTGTTCCGCACATTAAGATGTATACAATCTCGTCAAACGAGCGAACCTTGCTCGTTGAAACATAGGAGCAGTTATACCCTGCTACATGGTCGCGTTCTAGTGCCTCACCTGCGGTCATAAGGCAACGCATGGACGGCATCACTTCCAAATTCAATACCGCTGTTTCAAGTTCCTTACGAAGATCCTTTGAAAGCTTGTAGTTGCAATTGTTCTTCAGGTGGTCCTCAAAGAAATCAAAATAGCGTTTTACAGTCTCTCCCCATGATTCACGACGCTTTTCTTCTTCGATCCAACGAGCATAACGAGAGGAATGGATAAAACTTTGGTATGGGGTTGGTAGTGGCATTAACATATTTCCTTTTTTAGTTGTGGCATTCTAGCCGTGTTGGGTATTTAGTCAAGGTTTACTTCGTCAGTTCCTGCCAAGAGACAGGAAAACAGGGCTGAATTAGCTGCCCAATAGCCGAAGCGTATTCCCGGACTTCCCATTGAGCATGGGGGTCGATTCGTTGCTTGTAAACCCGCGCGTAAGCGGCCAGAGAACCCGTCCAGTACCATTCGGTGTATGTACCCTGGGGTAGGGTGAAACGGGCTTGCTCAGGGGCTACGCCAGCCTCCAGGAGCCATTTGTAGGTCTTTAGGGCATCGCTAGCCACCCCGAAGTACATGGCTTCAGCAGCCACTACCGTGTCTTCATTGGTAATAAAGTCTTCTGACCCCTGCTTTGCTCCATTTGTGGGCTTAGAACGCCACTTTGGAATGTAAATTTCGGGTTCTTCGGTTACATAACGACGAGAAATTTCATTCTCGACAAACCCAACCTTGTGCTTAAAAAGCTGGGTTCGAATCGAAATTGGGGCCTTGATGTGAAGCATGATCTGGGGATGGGCAAATGGAGTCCAGTGCTTGTGTTGGGCAAGGTACTTAATTAGCTTCTTATCCTTTTCCGAAAGAATATTGGCAGGAACATGGCTATCTGGATGTTCCCATTCGCTTTCCTTGTGAAACGAAACTCTGGCTGAATTAACAACCGTTAGATCGCTTCCCATACACTCAATCATACGAACAAAACCCTTGTCTAGAACATTTACTTTTTCCATTGCATATACCTCAATTTTGCTTCTAATCCTGAATAGGTGTTTTTGCTAATCATATCCATCGGATCACCAACCGCAAGAACATAGTCGTTAATATCCTTGACCTTAACATCAGGCCAAATAAGAATCTTATGACCCTTCTCCATAACCGTTTCCATGAAGTTGCAAATCTGTTTGTTGCGCTTTTCATTATCGAAAACATAAACCACCTCGCTGTTTGCAATCTTCTCTGGAAGTTTCATATCTCCAGCAGCACCAACCATCGCAACTGCGTTGGGTAGGAAGATGCTATCGATTGGGCCTTCTGTGATATAGATTGTTTCTTGTGGATTTACTCTCCATAATCCATACCATAGTTTTTCCACAGAATCCTTCTTGAGAGTAATATATCGGATCTTGGAATCTCTCTCAAGCGCACGGCCTTGGAGTCCGATGAGTTCCTTGTTTTCGTCGTAGAAGGGAATGACGAGTCTTGGTTCTTCTGGTAGCGAGTATTCGCTGCTGAATTCCTTCGCGGTCTTTCCAAAGTCTTCGGTGTAATAAAAGTAGCAGAGCGATTCATCGGGAATGTTTCTCTTGCCCAGATATTGCACGACTGAATGTTCAGCATCAAGGTCACAAACATTGACGCAATGTGGCGGAACTTCGAATGTAGTAATCTTCCTAGAGGGCTTGAATAGCTCCTCTGTCTTTGGCTTCTTGTAGTTTGATCTTCCATTTTCTCCATTTGAAAATCTCCTAAATGCATATTCCTTTGCGATATCTGGATTGATTGCTTCTAGGAAAGAATAGAGATTAGTTCCATGACCGCAATTGTGGCAGCGGTAAAAGAAGTCATTGCCCTTCTGGTAGAAATACCCACGGGCAAGATTCTTGCGCTTCTTAGAATCGCCACAAAAAGGACAACGGCAGTTTGCCAGATTGTCCTTCTTCCACTTGAACTTTCCCAGATTGCTTGAAACGATGTTGATGTAAGTCTTATCGATGTACGCGCTCATTCAATCTTCCAATCGTTTACCTTGACCAGATTGGGAATCTGGCGAGGGCTATATCCATTACCATATCCATGAGGATCATTCTGGTTTGAATCGGAGATTCCGTCTTGATCGTCACGCTTGACATCAAAGAGCTTCATCTTGGACCTATCAATACCAACCACGAACTTCTTGTTCACGGTAGCACTATTGTAGCGGTTCTTCAACTGCTTTACCAGAATTTGTCCAAGATTTTCAAGATCGTCTGTGCTGATCAAAGCACAGAAGAAGTCTGCTGTGGCAGGAAGACCAAACGACTCTGAGGTATCTTCAAGACCGAAATCGCTATTGGCAAATCCTGAACGATTTACCTGAGTGGCAGAGAAGATCGGTACATTATACTCTACGGCCAAACCGCGCAGTTCTTCGGCCACAGACTTGATGTAGAAGTAACTATTGGTATTGGCATTCTGCTTGATCCTGGCAGAAGCACAGATATTAATATAGTCAACGAAGATGACATCTGGGATGAAACGCTTCTTGATCTTGAGTTCATCCAGAAGGTGCTTGAAGTTTGCAACTGATGCACTTGCTGTCGGGTATTCCTTGACAATCAACTTGCCATGAATCTTACTCTTGAGAGCTTCCATCTTCTTATCATAGACTGTCTTTGGAAGTTCTTTCAGGCTATCCAAAGTGATGTCTAGTAGATTGGCATCAATTCGCTCGGCAATTCTTTCTTCTGCCATTTCACAGGTAATGTAAAGAACATTCAGGTTCTGTACAAGGCAGTTGGCTGCATGATGGCAAAGGAATAGAGACTTACCTACTCCTGTACCCGCCATGACGATATTGAGAGTCTTGGCAGGAACACCGCCGCCAGTGATGGCGTTGAAGAATTCAAGATCGAATGGAATACGCTTTTCTACCTGATGATAAAACTGAAAACGCCGTTCAGCATCGTCAATATAGTCGTGACCAATGTGGTTATCAAAAGAGACAGAAAGAGCATTTGAAAGAATAGTTGGAATTGCATTCTTTGTATGAGTCTTCGACTTTCCGTCAAGAATGTGGATAGAATCCATGATAGCATTGTAAACTGCCTTATCCTTTACATGGTTTTCAGTTTGTTCGACAAGCCAATTGATGTCTGTAAGATCTGTTTCGGTAAAGATGCTTTCAATACACTTAGAGCATTCTGTGTATTCATCTTCAGAAACTAGATCAAGCTTTGATAGGCTAATATCAACAGCCTCCCGCGTGGGGAGGCTGTTGTACTTGGTAATGAAGTTGGAGATCAGATTGAAGATCTTCTTATTGGCATTTCCTGAAAAATATTCTTCTTTGAGGAATGGATGAACCTTACGAGCGTAAGTTTCATTCGTCGCCAGATTCTTCAATATAACTGATTCCATCATCTTCAATTACCTCTCCGTCGAATTCGTCACCAATCGTTCCATCACGCTCTTCTAGTAACTTAACTAGAATGTCTCCGACAACTTGGTTGAATTGGTCCTTGTCGCTATCGGATACTTCGCCCTTCACTATATCATAGTTGAAATTTAAAACAAGGTTTTCGTTCAATTCTTCAACCTTGATAATTCCATATTGAACTGCAATACCAGAAAACTTTCCTTCTGCAATTTCGATGGCAGCATGTTCACTTCCGTCATTGTTTATAACATTATACTTCATATTCTTCAATTCTTTCTTTTGCTTCTTCGATTGACATATCTTCAATGAAGCATGGGGTTCCTGCTCCAACCCATGCACCAATAATATTGAATTCAAAATATTCAACTGCTTCGTCAAAGGTCATTCCTTCTTCCATCAGATTGTTGATTATCTTCTTCTGACTGTATGCGGCAATTGGTTGATTTTCACCAAATCTCCACATGAAACCAAGGAATGCATTGTCGTGGCCGTCACAGAAT